TTTTTAATTCTGTGTTTTCTTTATCAGAAATATGGTTCTCGGATCTTACTCGGATTATATAATACTTAATAAGTACTGAATTGTGATTTAGAGCTTCCCTAATCATCGAATTAGCTTCTTCCTTACCAATATCGGATTCTGATAATCCTTCGAAATAATTATCAATTTTATCGGATACATCGGAAATCCCTTGAACCCTTTTGATTAAAAATACTGACTGGGATACGAATACCAATACGATTAATAACATCATCACCATGAAGACACCAAAGATAATTTTTAATGCTCCATAATTAGATGCTGCTTCGGCAAGTTCTAAAGATACCTTGGTTAGTTTATCAATATCCTGAATTTGTTGTAATAATATCATAAGTCATCTCTTTCATATTTTGCAATGATTTGAGTAGATTCTGTTACTTTAAATGTATAAGAAAAACTTGTAGAGAGTAGTGTTCCTTGGTTATCATACCAGCCCAAGAATATGATATTGGATTCGTAATAAATACTAATCGTATGGTCATACCCCCTTACTGCTTTATCTGTATTACCAGTAACAACCACCATGCCCTCTTCGATGGATGGACCCTGTGTGCTTACGATAATATTACAGAAAGCATAAGCAACCATTAATTGAACATTAATTGGAGCATACTTAGCAAGCACCCTTTCCAATCGAGCTTGTTCTTCTGGTTTAAGGGTTGAGGCTACTGAGGTTAAATCAATGATGTAACTTGAGCAAGCTTTACAATCTGTGGAATCACCATCGTATTGATAATTGCTATCATATGTTAATGATGTATCATATCTTGCTTTACCAACGATAGTGGTTAATAAGTTTTCCTCTTCTAATGTGTAACCTTTGAGTTTAAAGTATGCAGTAAGTAATACCCTGTAGAACTTTTCTGTTCCTCGGATTTTATATAGGGATACTGCATACCTTATCAACCTTCGGTCAATAGCTGAGTAGTATTTTACTACCCTTTGAGCATTCTCTGGTTTATATCCCAGTTTAGTAGAATATTCCAACTGAACATTGTATTCCAAGTACCATACATAGAATGGAGGATTATGTAAAAATTCTCCTTCGGTTACTGGAGTAGTATATTCTTGTGGTGGAGCCCCTAAAAAATCATAGATATAATCGAGTAATCCCGCTCTGGTAGTTTCTACATCGATGATGTCAAGGATATTATCTATATTGGGCAACATCGATGAATTCCTATCAGTATCATCAACAACAGATTCTCCGATTAATTCTAAGAACCTTTCTAATACTCCCTTATCATTTTGATCCTTGTAAGTATCGAAGGCTTTAAAATAAGAGGGGAGTAAATCCATTAAAGCATGAAAGTTTATCATGATGTTTCGATTACATTAATATGTACATTGCTTGCAATGATTCTTGGTACTGAGTAATCATTGATAATCTGGTCTTTACCATTTGGTATCACTTTCATTTCCCAAGTATCTCCGATTTTGTAAGCTCCAGATAAAGGGTTACCAATTGTGAATGTAAAGTTTACTCCCGCACTTTCTGAGATGATTGTGATTGGAGAACCAAGGAAAGTAGAATAAACTTCTCCAAATTCTGAAGCAATGGTAAAGGTATCTTTCTCCAAATAAGATATCGTATAATTTACTTCATCCTCTATGGATTTAACTTTGAAGTTACTCAGATTTAAATCTGTTTCTGTGTCCTCGGATTTGTTTGGGTAAGGGATTGTATAAATACTATCGATGGTAAGATAATCCACTGTACTCAAATTATCTATGAGGGCATATAAATCTGATAACCTGATTACCTTGTTGATATCCGAATTACTGTAATCATAATTCTGAACCAAAGCTCTCAGTATATCATCAGAAATAATATTACTTCTTAATGATGGCATACCAGTTACTGTTAAGTTCAAAACTACATAGGAACTACCAGCAGGTAATACTCGGATATTTGTAGTGATGATTTTCTTGCTTGAAACATATCGATAAGTTGCATCCCTTAAAGATTCCGAGGCAACCCCTCCTCCATCTGGGATAATATAGATATCCACAAATTTACCACACCTAAAATCGATGTATGCTTTATCTACACCAGGAGCAAGTTTAGTTACATCTATGTAATCTTGTTTGGTGATTGCTACTCCAAGTGTTCTGATGTTTAAAGGAACATGTTCCTTTAGCATATCAAAGTTTTCATAATTTGAACCCCCAGTAATTCTATTCGGATTTGTGATAGTCATGTCCTTGATACCAAGATCTCCATCTACTGAAGTAATGGTATTCTCAGCATCATTACCAGCTTCACCTTTTGTGATGAAGTAACTGAGCAATATTGGAGAATTAACTGCTGGTTTTTCACCATACATCCCATCACCAAATACAATGTAGGGTTTTTGATCCTCGGTTAATTCTACCATGTAATGCTTATCATTAGGCCCAGAATATCCTAATGTTTCTACTAAAGTCCAAAGAATTCCACCAAGTTTTAATACTGCAGAACCCTCAACATAGAACCCATCTGTTTCATCAATATAAATGATAGCATTGGGATCTGAGATTACTCCAAGATCTTTTTCTGGTACCAATGTTTTTTGTTCTACTGGGACATAAACTCCATAGGTATCTTTGTAGAAAGTTTTCTGTTTTGTGGAGATATATGTTAATCCATTTGTACCATTAAAGGTTGTACCAATAGGAATGATATAATCTTCCTTAGCCATGTCTCCATTATTGATTTGGATTAATACATCAGTAGAAGCTGGGATTGCTGCTTTAATGTGATAATCCACCAACTTCGAATGTTTAACTAAGGATGAGTACCTTCTTGCTGAGATAAAGAAAGTTTCCCTTGCCATGTTATCCAAGTAGTAATGAATTACTTCTGCTACTGAAGACCACATGGAAAGTAAGATAATAAAAATGTTGCCCTCAGAATAATCAGTAACTTCGGGCAACTTAGTTCTCATGTTTTGAACCAATTGGCTCTTGATTGATTGGTAAGATCTTGAGAAAACATCTAACCAGGGATTCTTTAATATTGCCATAACTATGCCGATTTTTGATATGAAAAATCAAGTTCTCCAACCATCTGATTAGTTAAAACTTGGTATCTTAACCTAATCTGTATTTCTGAAGGAGTGAATTGTATTTGGGTTTCCAAAAGTCTCACTCTTGGTTCCCAAGCTTCGATAGCTTCTTTAGTAAATCGATATACTAATAACCGAGTTGCATTTATGTTTGGTTCTTCCAAGCATTCATAATTTCGAGTACCAAATATCTCTTGCCTTAATCTAAATCCGATTTGATAAACCAAGATAGAGATAATGTTATCTTCGATTAATTCCAATGAACCTTTTTTAGGTTTCCATGAACCACTGGTTAGTTGGATGGGAAAAGTTGGCCCTGAACCAATTGACTTTTCAAATATATTTTCGCTCATTGTTTTACTGTTTGATGTTCAATATCAGCCATTACTGTTTTAACTAATGGCGTATTAGCATACCCCGCTAAAGAGAGGAATGCGGCTTTACCACCATCCATTGGGGTAGCTACTGCAGCTGCTTGGGTTAATCCAAGTTTAAGGTTATTAATATCATCCTCAATCTTGTTTAATCTCTGAAGGAGTTTATCTGTCATCGTTGTACCAACTTCCCCATCATTGAATATCACAAGTTTTCCTCGGATATTATGATCCTCTTTTGCAGTCTGGTCCCAAGTGGATTGTGTTTCTTGAGTAATAGGTGTAGGAGTTTTTATAATTACACCATCTGGGCTCAATGTAATCTCATGAAATTTATCCTCGGATACCTTCAACAAAATTTTCGTAGTGTTTGTTTCATCATCTAGAAATATTTTGTTACCATTTGGAGTAACTATTCCGATTACTTCCTTCTTTTCTAATTCCGGTGGTACTTGAGTTTTTGCCCATCCACAGTATGACCAGAGAGGATAATTCGGGTCTCCAGATTGGAATTCCACGAAAACTACATCATTGATTTCTGGAGTTAAATACTTAGCTCCTGATTGCAAGGGTCCAGGCTGTCCTTTGGGATAAGCCCAAACCAATGTTTGAGTTATATCTGGGACTTCGATTTGTAATCGATTAAGTTTTAAAGGATCCTCGTTATTAATTACTATTCCACGGTAAGTAGAATAGAATCGACCAATTCCCTCTAAACCATTTTCCCTTAAATATACCAGGCTCATTTTGTTTTATCTTTTAGGATTTGATCATTCTTGTTAATATTGGCAGTCTGAGTAGCTTTATTTAAAGCTACTGCATCTTGACTTGCTTGTATCTCGGTATACTCTCTTCCCTGTTCATCAGTACCTGTGATTACTGTAACTTCTCCCATATCTTCGGTTTCCTTTAGAATCTTTTCCTGGAATGCCTTTACTTGTTCAGCTTTAGCAATCTCAGCAGGAGTAAGATCATTAGCAATTTTCTGAACCTTCATTGCTAAAGATTGGGTATTTACCTTTACATCCGATTGAACCACTGTACCATTTGAAATGGTTTTCTTGATTAATTCGAATGTGGTAAGGTACCCAGTAGAGGCATCTATTCGATGAGAAGCTTCTTTAATGTACCAATCTCCAGAATACTTTTGAGAAACATTCTGAATAGAGAGCATTTGAGAACTCATTAGAGTTGGCTGCCCAATTGTAACCATTGTAGCTTCAACCTGTTTCTGTAAAGCATCATTTACTTGATTGAATGCGAGTATCTTGGAAGAATCTGCATCACCTGCATAACCTAAAAGGTCTTTAGCAGAGAGATTTAATTCGATTTCCTTTTCTCTAACTACTTCTGGGTTATCCCAATATTCATATTTTGACCCATCACTTTTTGGAACTATCTGAATGGTTTTATCCCTTTCCAATGATTGCCATCCAGTAGTTCTATCATAACCCGCTGAAGAACTTTGATAATCTTTTGAACCAAAGTCTTCTGGGTTTACTGTTTCCTTTACCTTAGCCTTTACCTTTACTGTATAATTATCCAGAGAGATAGCAGCTAATTTCATAGGATCATTCCCTGCAGCTTTGTATTCGTTTACAACTTTCTCAAGATACTCAGGAGCATATTTCCTAAGGTAATTGGGGTCTTTCTCTAAGAGTTTCTTAGTTGCTTCTTCATCTTTATATTTATCTGTGCTGGGTCTAGTTGCAGCTCCCGTGATACCATCTACTCGAGAATCGTAAGTGTTAGGAGCATTGGAAGGAATGGTTTCTCCAGTAATACCATCTACTGAATTATCTGGCAAAGAGCCATCTGTTTGGGTTACTCCAGAATCTAAGGATTTTGTTTCACCATCAATTTGAGATTTCTTGGCAACATCTAAAGCCTTAAGCTTTTTTCGAGTGGTTACATTAAATGATACAATTTCTCCTGTTTCTTCATGCCATGTAAATGAAGCTACTGGAGCTTGATTGAAATTAGTAGGATGGATTGATACTGTATCATCTCTTCCATCCACATGATATGGACCATTTGGGATATACTTTGCCGCATCCTTTAATGCAGTATATGGAGTCCTACCTACTTGAACGAATGTTCTTCGTTTTATAAGTTTATCATTCCCAACTTCCTTCATCCCATAGAACCATCCATGATCTGTTGTTGGAATGGCTAACCCAGTTATAGAAGAGTAACCAGTATAAACATATCCAGGAGCAAGTTCCTTAGATTCCTTAACATCATAGATATAGGATTTAAATTGAACCTTTCCCTTTAGCTCATCTTCAATCCATTTGAGAAAATTATCATCAGCATTCTTTTTAAGTTGCTGGGATTTAAGGATTGAAAATCCATCTGTACATTTTAAAGTAATGATAATATCTTGAGCGGAGAATCTTATGTTGGTATCCCTTACCATTACTTTTCTTGGAGCACTTGGAGCATAGGATTTATCTGGGTAAACGATTCCCCATTGTACTCCCAGATATTGCTGTTCTCTGAATTGGGGTATATCTATTAGGTTAGGATTTTCTGTAGTGATAGTGATAAAACATTCATCATCTTTTTCTTCTCGGTATGTATATTCAAACCCAGTAACAAAAGTACCTATTGGTAATCCTGATAAAGGGTCTATGATTGGTTTATTCTGTGAGTCTGTTACCTTAACAAAAGGCATACCGAACCCCTTGGGTAACATTGACTTTTCGTTACTCATGAGTTCGGTATGATTAATTGTTTACCCCTATACACTTCTGTAAAAGGGTCAATGATATTATTTGCATCAGCAATGTCAGCCCATAACCCAGAATCACCATAATATCTGAATGCTACACTTTGTAAAGTTTCACCTTCCAATAATGTATGAACTTTTTCTTTCCCTGTAAGACTGAAAGTACTGGGAATCCTTTCTAATGTACTGGTACCGTCTGGATATTTAATCCTTACTGAATTAGTATAGGGATTTCTTGTAGACTCTTTCATATCTTACACCTCCACTTTATCTGGATATTTAGGTTTACTTTGAGTAGCTATTGGTTCTTCTGGCATAGGTTGAGGAACATTACCATGAACCCTTTGTATATCTGCAGTAGTTAGGTTATGTTTAGTAACCCTTTTGAATGTTAACTTTTGTGTAGCAGCATTAGGCAATAATCCCAAATCTGTAATTGGTGAGGTTCTGTTAGCCCTACAGGCATTCTGAAAATTACTCAATACATAAGGTGCGGATACCAATATAAATGAGTAATCCTTAAATAACTCTGCTGAACCCCAAGATATCCAAAGTTCAGGGGGAGAAGCTGCATAAGCATCAGCCTTAGACCAGGATTCTAATAACCTACATTTTTTGATTACATCCTTTCTATCTGATTGTGTAGAATACCAAGAGATATCGAAAGATATGGTATCTTCTGAACCCGTGTACATATAGAAAGGATTGTTTCTTCCATTTGTCCTTACTGCTACCCAACTGTTCTCCGATTCGATGTTTACTTCGGAAGGTTTACCCTGAATAACAATGGATTCATATGTACCATTACCATCAGCATTTGTATTTGGATTGATAATGATAATCTGATTCTTTACTGTGTTAACTGTTGGAGTGGCTTTAAGTTTAGGCTTGGGTACCTTTAGTAATGCTCTTCGTTTTGTAGCTTGTAAAGCACTTACTCCAGTGTTAATATTTTTCTTAGCTGGGTCAATCTCTGTAGGCAATACAATTCTCTGGGCTTTGAGAGAAGTTAATCTGTTTGCCAAGATCCTTGCTCTCCAAAGGTAAGTAGCAGGACCCACAGCAGCTTGACCTACTGTAGAATTATCGAAAGGTTTAAGGAGTGCCTCTTGTAGCACTCCATGTATTTTATTTATTGCACTTGCCATGTTACTTTCCTCCTACCTCAATTACTTCATTTTGACTGTGTTCATTGATAGCTTTGCTACCAACAAGGTTGCCATCCAAGTAGATGTTAATTGATTTGGTACCTGGTTGAGCATTAGCAAAGTTCCTTTCCATATTGGCATTGAATTTATCCAATGAGGTGTAGAACTTTACCAAAGCATCTGTATTGAGTACCTCTCTTTCTGCTGTTGTAAGGTTTGCGGCATCGATTCGTTGTTGCCTTTCTTCTTTGGAAGTCAGGGTAGCTTTAAGAAGAGAATTTGTTTCTGATGATTGATCATTGTTTTTATTCAATGCTGTAATGATCATTGGTAGGAATGTGATTATCGCTGAAAGAGCTAATCCCCATGGTCCTCCGAAGAAAGCTAAAGCTCCTCTCATTACTGATGAAGCTCCGAATCTTAGGGCAGCCCCTCCCGCAGCAGCACCAGCAGCTCCTCCAATCAGGGATAATGGATTATACCTTTGAGCATATCTGGTAGCAACAGCTTCTGAGATTCTTCTGGTTCCTCCCGAAGCAGTTTGAGCATAATATCTCATCCTACCAGTTTTATCTTCTTTGCCCATTACCTTACCAAGATATTGGCCTTGATGTGATCTCATCCATTCATGGTAGAGCATTGCATTACCTACACCTCTACCCGCTAAGCCAGCTTTACCTTGAGCAATGATTGATCTTTGCATAGCAGCATACTCAGCTGCAGAGATTGTAGAAGCTTTCCAACCTTGTTTCATTACAAGGAACATGTTCCTTAATGAAACTGTAGAATCATTGAAAAGCAATCTCACTGAGGACTTTAATGCGATTACTGAAGCATTGATTGTACCTAATACTACAGTACCAGTTACTAATGCTGAAACAAATGGGCCTATTGGGGAATCAAATATTGCTTGAACACCTTCCAGGATTTTACCTATACCTCTTAACCAGGGTGTTAAAGTGGGTCCTAAAGATTCAGCAAAAGAAGTGGTTAAGTTCTCCCAAGTTGATTGTACTGTTTCTATAGCTCCAGCGAATGAAGCCATTCTTTGCTCACGAACAGAAGCAGCAGCCCCCTGGGAGTTGTTATTTAATTCATCCAGAAGATTGGTATAATTCTGGAATGCTCTGATCATTGTAGAACCAGCTCGTTCACCTCGAACACCCAAGATATTAACCAATAAGTTATACTGATCCAATTCTCCAAGCCCTCTACTTGCATTAGCAATCTTCTGTAATGCTAAGCCTAAATCGATTAGATGGCCATTAGCATCTATAAAATCAGATTTTGATAATCCCAATTTAGCTAAAGCTTCCCCCCCTTTGAAATTTGGGTCTCCAATGGATTTCGATAAATATCGATAAGCATTAGCTAATGCAGTACCTGCCATTGAACCTTGAATACCCGCATCACCAAGTACTCCAATTGCAGCAGCAGTTTGTTCCAGGGTAGCCCCTAAGTTTGTAGTGGTAGTACCAGCATACTTAATTGCTTCACCCAAATCATACAGATTCGTATTTGATCTGGTTACTGCTCTTGTTAAAACGTCAGAAACTCGAGTAGAATTGGCCTCTGTAGAATCAATCATAAACATCTTCATGATGTTGGTCATGATATCTGCAGCTCCTCCTTTTCCACCGAGTTCTGACATTGTAGCATTGGCTAAGTCAGCTGCAGCAGTGATATTATTAAATATCTCTGTTGTTCCCTGTCCTGCCATTGCCATATATTGCATCGCGGAGCCAATATCCTGTGAGGTAAACATTGTATCTTTACCTAAAGTCTTAGCTCTTTGAGAAAGAAGCGAAAAGTCTGTACCTGTATCCTTTGCAATTGCTTTTACAAAGGTCATGGTATCAATGAATTTTGCTCCTTGTAACACAGCTTCACCTATACCATAGGCAGCTGCACTACCAATTGCCATTCCCGCTGTTGCCATTCTATTGACAGCATTGAGATTAGCATTGGTTATATTTTTAGCCTCTTGATGTAGTCTTCGGATTTCTTTGGAGGATTCTCTTGCTTGATTGGAAAATCTATCCTCCAATACCAAAGCAATACCGATTTGTAGTTGTCCCTGATTTGGGGACCCTGAAGTGAAAATAAGGCAGTCCTCCTATAGTTTAAGTGAAACCATTATTTCATTAATTTTTTAAGCTGAGCAAAATACTGATCAGCATTTTCGAGAAGTCTCTTTCTTTTTGAAAGAGGGAGTTTGTATAGAGTGAGATAA